GAGATCCGGACGATCGAAGGCGATCCGGAGACGGGAGACACGAACGACGCGGGAGACGATCCTCGCCTCCGTGCTCGAGAGAGGGAGATAGCCGATGGCCGGTTTGACGAGAGGGCACACCGCGAGAGCGCCGACGCTCGGCAATCTCGGCAAGCGCCCACCGAAGGTGAAGGGGAGAGTGGCGAACGACGTCTTCGAGGGCGGGGCGAGGAGCGCCGTGATGCCCCCGCCGACGATGGACACGCAAGAGCCGATGATGTCGAAGGCCAGCAAGAAGCCGACGCCGCCGGCGATGAAGCGGGTGAAGGGGAACAAGGCGACGACGATTCCGACCTCGAAAACGCCCAATTCGAAATCACTGTCGATGGCGCTCCGCAAACCGTATCGCTAGGCGAGCTTCGCGACGGCTATATCAGAACCGCCACGTTCCACTCGCGGCTGAACAAGGTCAACGAGCACAAGCAAGCGGTCGACCAGGAGAACGCGCGCGTCGCTCAGATGCGCGATATTTACATCCAGGGACTGACCAACCTCGATCAGGATCTCCAGGCGCTCAATCCGGTGGAGCCGGATTGGGACGCTGAATACGCCAAAGACCCGCTGCGCGCGCGGCGTTGGCAGAAGGAGCAACAAGCTTACCTCGCCAAGCTCAATCAGATCCGCGGCAATCGCGCCTGGGCGCTGCAGAATGCGCGCGAAGAGCACGATCGCGCGAGCGCGAAATACGCGATCGATCAGTTCACACAGTTTGTCCAAGATCATTCGAAACTGATCAAGGATGAGCCGTCTTTGCAGAAAGTGATCGGCGGCATGCGCAAGACTGCGCTGGCCGAAGGATTCACCGAACCAGAGGTGGCGGGAGTCTACGACAAGAGGATGCTCAACGTGCTCCTCAAGGCGTGGCTCTATGACCAGGGGATGACGGTAAGACCCCAAGCGGTCCTCCCCGGTAAAGGCAGGTCATTGGTACCCGGTTCCGCTACGCCTATAGGGAATGCTGGACGCCGGAACATCGATGAAGCCCAGCGGCAACTAGCCCGCACAGGAAAGATGGAAGACGCAACAGCGTATTTCCAGAGGCTTCTCAGATGATCCGGAGTATAAACCTATGCCAAAGGTCACTAATGCCTTTACTACTTACCAAGCGGTAGGTAATAGAGAAGATCTCAGCAACGCTATATACAATATAGATCCCTTCGATACTCCAGTTATGTCCGCTATACGCAGACGTAACGTGAAGAACCGGCTGTTTGACTGGCAAACCGAGTTCCTGCCTACTGTTGCACAACCGGCTATACCTGGCGCACCGACAGCGGGAAGCCCTGGCGCTCCGAATGCCCAGGTGGAAGGGTTTCAACTCGTCAATCAGCCGGCACAACCGACGATTCGTCAAAACAATGTCACGCAAATTTCCGAGCGCGACGCTACGGTTTCTGGCTCGCAGGAGGAAAGTGACGCCGCGGGCAAAGGCTCGGAGATGGCTCACCAAATGGCCATGACTTCGAAGGTTTTGAAGTCGGACATCGAGGTGGGTCTGTGCTCACGCCAGGCGCGCGTCGACGGCACCGACGCCGCCACGCCGGTCGCGCGGGTGAGCGAGGGCTTCGCGCATTGGCTCGGCCGCGCCACGGACAAGACCAACGCGCCGGCCGCTTCGATCGCGCCTGGCACCTCGGTGACGGGTCTGCCGACGACTGCTTACCTGCCGTTCGCCGTGCCGACGGCGGTCCAACTGACAGAAGACATGTTGGGCGACGCCATGCAGCAAGCGTACACGAATGGGGCGAGCCCGACACTTTGGGTTGTGCCGCCAGGGCCCAAGCGTACAGTCTCAACATTTGTCGGCCGTTCGACTACGCAAGTGCTTGTCGGCAAGACGGAAGTTGTCTCTACCGTTGACGTTATTGCGACGGACTTTGGTCGTGTGAAGTGCATTCCTTCACGCTGGGTTGCGCCAGACGTTGGGCTGTTGATCGATCCAGACTATGCCGCGGTCGCTTTCTTCCGCAGCTTCCGGCAATACTTGATGGCTCGCATCGGTGACGCTGAGAGCCGCATGATCGTCGTGGAATGGGGCGTAGAGATGAGGAACAGTCTCGCCCATATTCTATTTAACGGTATAACTCAGTAAGACGATGGAAACGAGGCGGCTCTACATGGTCCGCGACGGGATCGTCCGTGAGACGATCTACGACGAGTCTGAGGGCCGCCTCGTCGTTAACGCGACGCAATATCTCGACGAGATCCTCGCCGGCGTGGCGCGCGATCGCGAGACGATGCGCAAGACCGAGAACAAGAAGATCGCGACGCTGCCGGCAATCGTCGTCGAGGATCTGATCAAGCGCGAAATCTACGATGATCCGGAGCGGTTCGACCGCTGGCTCAACTCGAGCGAGGCGGCACCGTGGCGCGTCTGGCAGGGGAGAGTCTGATGGCGAAAGCGCCTGAGAAACCGCCTGAGAAAGCGCCTGAGAAAGCGCCTGAGAAACAGACCACGCTAGCCGACGCGGACTTCGAGCGCGCCGCGAAGGAGCTCAACGTTGAGGTGGCGGCGATCCGCGCCGTTGCCGAAGTCGAGGCCGCGGGTGCCGGTTTCCTCCCAGACGGGCGGCCCGCGGCCTTGTACGAAGCGCACATCTTCCACAAGCACACGAAGGGCGCGCACGCCGCCGCGAAGGATCGCAATGGCGTTGCGCTGTCTTCGTCGGGATGGAATTCGAAGCTCTACGGCGCTACCGGGACTAATCAACATAACCGTTACGAAGATGCACGTCGGTTGAACGCCGACGCCGCCAACAAGGCGTGCTCCTGGGGCACCTTTCAGATCCTCGGTGAGAACCACGCCGTCTGCGGCTTCGACGACTCGCAAGCCTTCGTCGACGCCATGTGGTCCGGAGCGCCGGCGCATCTCGACGCCTTCGTGAAGTTCATCAAGGGCAATCGGCTCGACACGCCGCTGCGCAACAAGAACTGGGCCCAGTTCGCGCGCGGCTACAACGGTCCCGGCTACGCTCAGAACCAGTACGACCGAAAGATGGACGCAGCTTATCGGAAGTGGAAGGCGAGGGGATGAGTGGCCGACAACAATCTGGTCATTCCGCCGCCAACGCCGAAGCTGTTGGACTATCCGGCGTCGATGGGGCTGAGCATCGCGGTTGTTCTGACCATCGTTCTGGTCATCGTGGCCAATCGGTTCGACAAGACCGGCGGCACGCTCACCGTTTCGATTTTGGTGATCCTGGCCTTCATCAGCTTGGTCACGTTCTGCGTCTATTTCACCGTTCCAACCGACGAAATCACCTCGGGAGCGATCGGCGGCCTAGTCGCCGCTTTCGGCGCGGTCGTCGCCTACTGGCTCAGCCGAACTCCGAGAGGACCGCCTGAATGAGCCCGCTTGGTCTGATCCTCGTCGTCATTCTCGTCATCGTTTTGCTGGGCGGAATCGGGCCGCATTTCTACCAGGGCGCGCCTTGGCGGCCAGGTTATGGTTTCGGCAATCCAGGCATCGGCATCGTCGGGGTCATTCTGATCATTGTCCTCATCTTGTGGCTGACGGACCGGCTATGACCGATTTCTCGGATTTCACAACCCAAATCGCGGAATGGGCGAACCGGCAGGACTGGTCACCGACGCTCGTTACTTCGTTCGTGCGCATGGCTGAGCAAAAGATGAACCAGGAGCTCCGCCACAATCGGATGATCAAGAGCGCGATCGTCACCTCGACTGAGCGCTGCGCGACGATTCCCGACGATTGGCTCGAGTTTGATCTGGTCGAGATGGCGAGCGATCAGGTGCCAGGCGGCTGGAAACCGATCCGGTACAAGAGCCGCGACGAATTTATGAAGTTGCCCGACAAATGGGCCCTCAATCATTACACGATCGAGGGGCGGACGATCTTCTTTGGCGGTTGCCCCGACGACGTCGAGGGCATCCAGTACCAGATCTTCTATTTTGGCGAGGTGCCGGTCTTCTCCGACACCGTCGATTCCTGGGTCTACACCAAGTATCCGAGCCTCTATCTCTCCGCGGCGATGATGCACGCCTACCTCCACGCGATCGGTGAAGAGGCGCAAGCGGCGAACGCGAAGCAATTCACCGAAGACATGATCCAAAAGCTCAATACTGAGCAAAACCTCTCGAAGGCGAGCGGCTCGAGACTCACGCGATCGCGTGTCCGGAGTTTCGGCTGATGAACCAGTGGGTCGATCCCAACGGCGATACGGTTCCTAACGACTGGGCCCCTGGTTTGCCGCCCAATGGCGAATGGCAGGACGGCTGCGGCTGCGAGCCGCCTGGCGGCGCGGCCAGCGTTAGCGGGATCACCATCACCGGCGTGCCGGCGACGATCAGTTCGCTTTACTGGCAGGTCAGCCTCAACGATGGCGCGACGCCGGCGAATTACGCGGTCAATCATCTTGACGGCAAAGGCAACGTGATCGGCACGCCGATGCTGATCTCGGGCGTCGATGGCTCGATCACGTTTAACGATCCGGTCCTCCTTTCGCGCGATCCGGTCGAACCGATGGAGGCGGTGACTCTCGAGTACCTCGAGGGCTATCCGAGCGGCATTCCTGACGCGCCCGACAATCAGACCTATGGGCGGACTCAAGGGGCCTGGAATCTGGTCGTCCCGGCCAGCGGCGGCACCTTCACCGGGGTTACCAACTTCAGCGCGGGCGGCGCGGTGACGAGCGGCGCGTTGTTGTTCGCCGGGAACGCTGTCTGTTCTGTGCCCACAGTTGCGCAATTGCAGCTTGGCGGCGGTTCGCTCGGCCAGGTGCCGGCGACGGACGGCAACGGCAATCTGTCGTGGATTACGCCGGTCACCGGCGGGCCTTACCTGCCCATTGCGGGCGGCACGGTCACGGGAAGCCTGACGGTCAACCAGGTTCTGACCGTTCAGGGCTCCAACTCTTTGGTGCTCAACGCTCCGAATGGTCAACAGCGCGCCATTCTCGGGCAGACTTCGACGCTGACGCGCTGGCAATTGATGCTGGGCGATGGAACGAGCGAGGGGCTGAACAATACCGGCTCGAATTTCTCCCTCACCGCTTATGCCACTGCGGGCGGGTTTCTCGGCAATTGGCTGACGATCGCGCGCGCCGATGGCTCGACGACCTTCAATGGCTCGGGCGTCACCATTGCGGGCGGCCTGGCGGTCAACGGGCTCCTCGCTCTTGCTAGCCCAAACAATCTGGCGATCTACGGCGGCAACCCCGGCGACGTTCTGTCGACGAACGGCTCCGGGATCTTGTCCTGGGCGGCCCAGACAGGCGGCGGCGGACCTTCCGGGCCTCCGGTCACCATTTCCGACACACCGCCTTCAGGGGCCTCTGTAGGCGATCTGTGGTGGGATTCGGTTGGCGGGCAAATGTACGTCTGGTTTACGGACGTTAATTCCAGCCAATGGGTAATTTGCAACAACAATGCGGGACCGGAGGGGCCAGCGGGGCCGGTTGGCGCAACAGGCCCGCCAGGCTCGACTGGATCGCAGGGGCCGCCTGGAACGCAAGGCGCGCCAGGAGCAACAGGACCGGCCGGCCCAGCGGGTCCACAGGGGCCGGTTGGGCCTGGTTCTGGCGACAACAGGCTCATCAACGGAGACTGCCGGATCGATCAGCGTGGCGTCGCCAGCGGCGCGGGTGGGACGGCGGCCGGTTATACTATCGATCGCTGGCAATACTCTGGGATACAGGCTGGCAAAGGAACGTGGACGCGTCCCAACGTCTCCTGTCCGGGGTTCCCTTATGCCTTGATGTTCACATCGTCGTCGGCTTACGCCGTTGTGAACAACGATATCTTCCTCTTCCTCCAAAACATCGAAGCCGACATGATCAGCGACTTCGCTTGGGGAACACCCAACGCGCAGCCGGTCACCTTGTCGTTTTGGGTCTATTCCAGCCTGACTGGGACGTTCAGCGGTGGGATCCGCAATCTCGCTATCCAGCGTGCTTATCCATTCACCTATTCGATTCCGACCGCGAACACTTGGGCGAAGATCAGCGTCACGATTCCGGGTGACACGGTTGGCGCATGGCCGCTTTCCGGCAGTGGAATCGGCGCGACGCTGGGTTTTAGCCTGGGGGCTGGGACTGGGACGTACAGCGCCCCCGCCAGTGTGTGGGGCTCGACCTACGCCCTCGCTGCGCCTGGCGCGGTCAGCGTTGTTGGGACCAACGGCGCGACCTTTTACGTCACTGGCGTCAAGCTGGAGATCGGCTCGGTCGCAACGCCGTTCAATCGGCAGTCGTTGGCCAAGTCTATGGCGGATTGCCAGAGGTATTATCAGACCATTGGCCAGGCTATGTTAGTGTCTGGGTACAGTGCTGCTGGTAATAATCTTTATTTTCCAATGCCGTTTCCGGTTGTTATGCGAGCGGTGCCTACGGTTGCTTATACCGGCATCGTTTACGGAAATTCTTCTGCTCTCGCTGTTGGCGCTGTTACAGCAAATATGGTTGTCAATCAATGTTTGGCTACGGCGGTTGGCTTGGCTTACGCCCAAGCGATGGCTTCAATGAGCGCGGAGCTTTGATCATGGCCACTACGCAAGTCTGACATGCTCGACTTTCCTGCCTCTCCCACTGTTGGCGAAGCCTTCCAGGGTTGGATCTGGGACGGCGTGAAGTGGGTGGCTGGGCCAGGAATTCCGGGACCAGAAGGGCCCGCGGGCCCGACAGGTCCGCAAGGACCGCCGGGAACGCAGGGAGTACAGGGAGTACAGGGAGCACAGGGAGCACAGGGAGCACAGGGAGCACAGGGCCCAGCAGGTTCGACAGGGCCAGCGGGAGGAACGGGCCCAGCGGGACCGGCGGGACCGGCGGGACCGGGATCCAACCCGAACCGCGTCGACAATGGCGACATGCTCCTCGACCAGCATAATGCTGGGGCGGCTACTCCCGCTCTGGCGACTGGCTGGATTTACTGCCCTGACCGTTTTTATGGCGGGAATATTGAGGCGACGTCGCGGTTCAACATGGGCCAGAACTTGGCCGTGATCACGACCAAAGCGCCAGGATTTCCCTATTTCCTCGGCGTTCAATCGACAAGCGCCTACACGTCCGCCGCTGCGGCGCAGCTTCTTGTCGGGCATACGATTGAAGCCGACGCGGTGGCTGATCTTGGCTTTGGCGCACCGGGGTACCAGTCGGTCACCGTGTCGTTCTGGGCGCGCTCTAGCCTGATCGGAAATTTCAGCTTCGCTCTTTCGAGTAGCAATCCAACCGCGTCAGGCGGCACCAGCCTCCGTTATTACGTCACGACTTACAGCTTACCGACTGCGAACACTTGGACAAAGATCACTCTCACCATTCCTGGCGATAGCGGTCCTGCGGCGGCTTGGCCGGCTGGAAATGGCCCCGGGCTAGCCCTCATCTGGGATCTTGGCAGCGGCTCAAGCGCTCAGACTCCGATTATGAATGCTTGGCAGACCGGACCGGCTGGAGGAGTGGCGTTTGCCGCACAGGGCGCGGTTCACGTCACCGGCACCAACAACGCCACTTGGGGGCTCACTGGCGTCAAGCTCGAAGCGGGCAGCGTAGCAACGCCGTTCGTGCCGGATGACTTGCCGACTAGACTGGCGTGTTGTCAGAGGTATTATTGTTCAGGTACCGGTACTGTTAGCAATTGGGCAACATCAAATGGATTTGCTTATAATCCAATCCAGTTTTCCACATGGATGCGCGCCACTCCGACCATGGATATGAGTATTGCGCCATCACTTAATTATGCTGCGATGGTTATAAATGATGCTGGTCCTGATCATTTTACTATGGCAGCGCAAGCAACAACAGCGGCAGCCGATGCCATACTATACGGATATACTTATAGAGCCAGCGCGGAGTTCTAATCATGACCTATACGCTTATTTGGGATCCAATGCGCAATCAAATCCACGATTACATTATCGTACGCGACGAAGACGGCGCGTTCATCCCTATGGATTCCGACAACATCGATTGTCAGGAATACGTACGTTGGCTCAACGAGGGCAACGAGCCCAACCCTGCGGTGACCCCCAATGGTTGAAACCACGACCAAGAACTACGGCTGGGTCAAGCCGCAAGTCCAGGGCTCGTCAACGACCTGGGGCGGCTTTCTCAACGACGACATGGACGACATTGACGCCCTCGTCTTCGCCAACCAACAAGGCATCAATCCGATCGGCTCGGGCGCGCTTTGGTTCACCGCCACGCCGCCGACAAACTGGCTGATCTGCGACGGCTCGTCGCTCTCCACCACGACTTACGCCGCGCTGTTCGCCGTTATCGGCTATCAATACGGCGGCTCAGGGCCGAACTTTAACCTGCCTCCGACGCAGAACATCTTCCCGATCGGAGCCGGTGCGAGTTTCCCGCTCGCCTCCGTTGGCGGCGAGGCGAACCACACGCTCGCCTATGGCGAAATGCCGGCGCACGAACACAACGTTCCCGATCCCGGTCATCCGCATAGCGCCTATCAGAACGCCCATTCTCACGCCATTGCGACCGGGGGCCACGCGCACGCCATCCATACCGGCGCTCATGCGCACACTTACACCGAATGGGTGAGCGGGATTGGCTCGCCGGTGAATGCCAATCCTGTTTTTTACTATGCAGGGGCTGAGACTGCGGCGACGAGCACGGTTGGCGATCTCGGCGGCAATACCGACGCCGCCGGGAACCTCGGCGGCAATACCGACACGCAACAGCCAGGCGTCGGAGTCTACGCCGCCCTGACTGGCATCACGACGACCGACGTGCAGGGCAGTGGGACGCCGCACAACAACATTCCGCCCTACCTCGCAATCAACTTCATCATTCGGTATCAATGAGCTCGCAATTTAAACCGCTGAGCATTCCGCCTGGCGTCGTCGCGACGGCGACGAAGCAGATGAGCTCGACCAATTATGCCGCCGCCAACATGGTGCGCTGGGTCGAAGGCCAGCTTTCGCCCGTTGGCGGCCAGGCGAAATACAATTACACCTTCGCCTCACGCTGCAAGGCGATCCACGGATTCTACGATCTTTCCCAGAATTATCACGTCGCCTACCTGTGCGAATCGAACCTCTACGTCGACACTGGCGGTGCGCTTCTCGACATCACGCCGGTCGACGGCATCATGCCGCCGACGCCGCCGAGCGAAGGCGGCTATGGCGATGGGCTCTACAACGACGGCACCTATGGCACGCCGCGTTCGATCGGCTCCGACGCCGCCATCGACCGCGTGCCCGATGCTTACAGCTTGAGCAATTTCGGCGCGGTTCTCCTCGCCATGACCTCCGCCGATGCGCGGCTTCTCTATTGGAATCCGGCGGATCCGCCTGGCACGGTGGCGCAGGTGGTGCCGCCGAAAGACGCCAACTCCGTTGTGCCGAACGGGCGCTGCTTCGTCGTCACGCCAGAGCGCTTTGTCCAGATTTTCGGCTCTTACAACGATGGCACGCTAGACGAGAACGGCGACATCGACGGCGGTTCGTTCCGCCGCTTCGCTTGGTGCGAGCAAGAGGACTACACCAACTGGAATTATTCCGATGTCACGACGCAAGCGGGCTTCATCGACATCGAGCCCTCGAGTCCGATCATCTGCGCCATCGCTTCGCGCACTGGCACGCTCTTCTTCACCGGCAAGAAGGCCTATGCCTCCCGCTATCTTGGCACGCCTTACGTCTACAATTACACCGAGCTAGGGGATAATTGCACGCCGTGGTCGCCGCAAAGCTTGGCGACGACCTCAAGCATGGTGCTCTGGTTCAGCCAACAGGGCCCCTATTCGTACGACGGCACCTCGATTCTGCCGATCCAGTGCATGGTCCGCGCCTGGGTCGACGACGACATCGATCTTCTCAACGTCCGCGAGCAAGCGTGCGCGGTGCATGTCGCCAACTTCAACGAGTTTTGGTGGTTTTACCCGCAGGGGCCGCAGACCAATCCGAGCGGTTATAATACGCGCGCGGTTGTGTACAACTATAAGGAGGGCTGGTGGGGCCAGGCGCAATGCGCCCGCTCGGCCGGGATCACCGCCAGCTACACCAGCCACACGATCATGGCCAATGGGCTCGTCTCGTACGAGCATGAGTACGGCAACCAGTACAACGACTGCGATCTGCCTTGGGTCGAGACGTTCGACCTCAATGTTTTCGGCTACGGCGCGAACACCTCGCCTTACATGGTGGGCTTTACGGCCGGGAGCACGCTGACCACGGTCAAACAGCTTCTTCCGGACATCGGCGGCAACGTTAGCAACGTCCTCTATTCGCTGTATTACCGCAACAGTCGCAGCCTCGGCACGCCTGAGCTCCAATCCGTTCCTTCGCCGGTGCGCAGCGACGGCTATGTCGACCTGCGGGTCACCGGACGCGACCTTCGATTGCGCATCGATTTCGCTATCCCGCCTGGTCAGATCGTCAACGGCGTCGCTTCGTCGGGCGCGGTTCTTCCGGTGACGGTGGGACAGCATCTGATTGACGCTGTCCCGCGGGGAGATCGCTAATGCTCCCCTTCCTCTCGCTTCCAATCGAACGCACGCATCCCGTATTGCCGCGTAATCATATTTGCGGGCGTCCTTGGAGGGCGGCCGCCGATGAGTTGAGGTTCTTGAAAGCCCTTCTGATTTCGGCTTCTCAGTCGGACAGGACCGCCAACCTTATCAGCCAGCGATTTGACGCGTGGCGCGGGTTCTTCTCCTGTTTGCTTCAGAACCCAAGCTTCAATTTTATCAGCATTTTCGCCGCTAGGCATATCGCCGCCGCTGATTCGTGCGGTCAGTGTGCCAGGAGAGATGTCGATTTCCCTCGCGATTGTTTCCCAATCGAGTTTTCGTTCCGAGCGAATTTGCTTGAGACGCTCTCTCGTTTTTTGCCATCCCGCGAGCGAAATGCGCCTGTCCTTCCCGTGCCAGCGCGCGGAAGACACCCAGGCTCCACGAAGAACAAAAGAAAACGGCTCAATCTTACGGCCGAAATCGAATTTAAAGATCGCGTCCCTTACAACGCCAGGCGTCAAATAAACGTAGCGCAGCCCCTTATCGGGGTCAGTCCAGCGGATCGTCGAAGTGTCGACGAGCACGCCGCGCGCATTTGGGACCGTGGCTTTAACAGTTTCGGCAATCATACAGTTTTTGGAATCACGAGGAATTGCCGCGCCGATGATCTCGCTCGTAATGTTGATTGTCACGATGGGAGAGCGTGGCGTGTTTCGTGGAGGGGGTTTCGATTTAGCCATGATGAGAAGCTCCATTCTCGTTGTGGTCAGGAGCGAAACGGCATTGCGAGTGTCGTTTCGCTCCGAGAGAATTATGGAACGAATTCTCTCGGAATGAAAGCCAATAATTGCCTCGAGACGAGCGGCTGTTTTCGCCCTAACGAGGGGGGCCTTTAATGGTCGCGCAAACTCAGACGTCGAGCTCGGCGCGGCCGCCGCCCGACGTTCCGAACGATCCCAAGCTGTCGACGCAGACCTCGCAATATCTGCGCAACTTCGCGCTCTGGTGCCGGCATGGCTTTCAGGATTCGCTGCGCAACCAGGAGGCGCTGCCGGGGATCATGCTACGCGGCTTCGACACGCAGGGCGGCAGTCCGAACGTCTACATGCTCGAGGTCGACAATGCAGGGGTCGCGTACCTGGCTCCGATGGCGCTCGGCTCAGGGACGATGGGCGCGCCGGTGCCGATCGGATCGGGCGAGTTTTTGCCGATGGAAGGCGGGACGCTTACGGGCTTCCTGGGCGTCCCGGGGTCGATCTTCATCACGGCGGACGATGCGGCCGGCGGCAACGCCTTTGTCGGTTTTTTCGACGAGAACAGTGCGCGCCAAGGCTATGTCGGTTGGGTGGGCGGCGCAATCTCGCTGCGCAACGACCAGACTGGCGCATCGATCGACCTCGACGCGGACGGCTATATGCGTTTCAGCGCTGCGATCGCTGATCAAGTGAACTTCTACGTTTCTGGCGCGATTTCCCAGAATGGGCCCGGGCTGCATTACTTGATAGCGCAGCCAGGCAACGACGCTTTCATCAGCTTCGTCGTTCCTGACGCCTTTGGGCTCAACGTCGGCCTCAACGCCAACGGTAATTTCTACCGTGGCGGTTGGTCCGATGGTCCGAATTACTACAATTTTTGGACTTCAAGGGAACTCCCCAACCCAACCTGCGACTATCGAATCAAGGAAGGCGTCAAGCCGCTCGCCTCGACCTGGAACCAGGTCAAGAAACTGCGTCCGGTCAGTTATCGGCAGAAATCGTTTCACGCGAAGAGCGGCGGCCGACCTGTGGTCGAGGCCGATTCGCGCGAGCGGTGGGGGCTCATCGCTCACGAATTGCAGGAGGATCTCCTCGAGACGGCGGCGACGGGCAAGAAGGACGACGAACTCCTTCAAGCTCCGAATATGAATGCGGTCGTCGCTGCGCTTACACGCACCGTGCAGGAGCTTCAGGCGCGCGTCGAAGCGCTCGAGGCGGCCCGATGAACGAGGCTTTCTATCACCGCAAGCTCGCCCGCGCGCTCGACATCCAAGGCGGCCTATGGGCGCTCAACGACATCCTCGAGCGAATCAGCGACGGCCGGATGCAGAGCTTCGTCCACAACAATTCGTGGATCGTGACCCAGATCTCCGTTTATCCGCGGAGACGATTGCTGGAAATCGTGGCGGCGATTGGCGATCTCAAGGATTGCCGGATCTTGCACGGCGAGGTTCTAGCTTTCGCCAACAGAATGAACGTAGACCTGGTCGCCGCGTACGGGAGGCGTGGCTGGGCCCGCGACGCCGATCGTAACGGCTGGAAGATCAAAACGACCAGCTATCTCTACCATAAGGATCTGTAGCCATGGGCGGACAGACCGGCTCCCAGCAACAGCAAACGCAACAAACCACGCAATTACCTCCGTGGATTAACGACGCCGCGCAACAAAATTACGCTCTCGCACAGCAAATCGCCACGACTCCGCTGCAGCAATACCAGGGGCAGATGACCCCTAATGTTAGCCAGCAACTGCAGCAAAGCTGGAATACTGCAGCGACGGCGGGCAACGCTGGTCTGCCTCAGATCAACGCCGCGACTGCCGGCTTTACCGGCGCGCTCGGCCAGACGCCCTCGTCGATTCTGCCGCAGACGCTCGCTGGCGCGAACCTGTCTCAATACGAAAATCCCTATACGCAAAATGTGATTAACGCGACGCTGCCGATCATGCAGCAACAGCTGGGGCAGACGCTCGCCACGAATTCCGGCAACGCCGTCAACCAAGGCGCTTTCGGCGGCTCGCGTTTCGGCGTTCAGCAAGGCGTGGCCCAGGCTCAGGGCGCGCTTGGCGAAACCCAGATGGCCGAGCAACTCAACCAGGCGAACTACGCTCAAGCGGTGCAGGGCGCGCAGTACGACATCGGCAACAACATGACGGCGCAGACCGCCAACCAGGCGGCGCAGCAAGCGAAGATCAATTCCGATATCGCTGCCTCGAGCGGCCTCAACGCAACGGCGGCGACGGCGGGCCAGCAAGCCCAAAACGCCTTCACCATGCAGAACACCGCCGGCACGCAGCAAATGTCGACGGCGCAGGATCAGATCAACGCTCAGATGCAGAAATTCCAGCAAGCCTGGGGCTATCCGACCCAGGAGCTCGGCGTTCTGCAGAGCGCGCTCGGCATGACGCCCTACGGCCAATCGACAACAGGCGCGAGCGATACCCAGACCTACACGCCCACCGACTGGGCGGCGCTCGCCGGCGCGGGCATCGGCGCGCTCGGCAACATCTACAAAGCGCCGACGTCGGACATCCGGCTGAAGAAGAATCTAAAGAAAGTCGGCGTCCACGGACCGACCGGCATTCCGCTCTACGATTTCAACTGGAAAGGCCAGAAGAAAGGCGCTCCGAAAACCCGCGGACCGATGGCGCAGGACATCGCCAAGGTCATGCCTCAAGCCGTCGCGCAGCATCCGCACACCGGCGTGCTTCACGTTCATCCAACCGTGCTCGGCGCGCTCTCGCGCGCGACGCCGGTGGGCTCGGCCGGCGCGCTGCGGACGCTGACGCCGGTTTCGCGCACCCAGCATCGCCGGCGCGTGCGGCCGCCTCAGATCAGAGGGGCGCTCGGTGGCTAGCGTCGACGACGATCGCGCCTACCTAAACGGGCTTTCCCAGCATCCGGATCGACCTGGCGACACGTCGAATATGAATCCAGCGTTCGCCTCGAGCTTGGCGGCCGCGCTTCGCCAGGCGAACGCCGCAGGGCTGCATCTCGGCGTGATGTCGGGCTACCGAGACGACAAGACGACCGGCTCGTCTTATGACGCCGGCGGCAATTCTTCGCATGGTTATGGGCTCGCCTCGGACATTTCCGGCCTCGACGGCCCAAATGGTCCGATCACCAAGCAATGGGCGGCGATCGCCGCGGCGAACGGGCTGCACAATCCCTACGGCGTCAGCAATACAAAGGAGTTCAATCATTGGCAGCTTCCGCCGCTGCCGCTCGAGCAAACGCCGGATCTTCTCAACAGCCTGAAAACAGCGCGAGCGAGCGGCGACTGGAACAAGGTCTGGGCCGCAGCCGCGCCGGTGACCTCCGGGACGCAATATGCGGGCCCAGGCGTGCCAGGCACCAAGATCAACTATCAGAACGTCTCGATCGCCGGCCCGCTCGCACCGGTCAACGACTATTACCACACACAGATGATGCATGAGTCGGGCGGGCAGAACATCCCCAACGCCACGGGCGGCTGGAGTGCGGCGGGCGGCTATTACCAGTTCACGCCGTCGACTTACGCCAGCGTTCGCTCCGCGAATCCGGAGCTCAACCTGCCGGAAAACATTCAGGACGCGAGCCTCGATCAGCAAACCGCGGCGATGAAGGCTTTGACTAGCCAGAACGTCGACGCGCTGACGAAGGCTGGCGTGCCGATCACCGACAAGAACGTCGCGCTGGCGCATTTTCTCGGACCAGGCGGAGCGTCGAATTTCTACGCTCAGATGAGCAAGAATCCCGGCGCGAACGCCGCGGATCTTTTCCCGAAAGAGGCAGCGGCGAATCCAACCGTCTTCAACAGCAAAGACGGGCCGCGGACGCTGCAGCAAGTCTACGATCTGCAGACCGCCAATCACGGGACCGGAAACACGACTGGCTTTGGGCCCGACGCCGCGCCGTCGACGACGCCTTCTGCAGCGGCTCCCGCGGCCGCGCCGGCGGATCAGTCCTGGGCCGGCCAGGCGTGGTCGAAGCTGACCGGCGCTCCGACAGACGCACAGGGCAATCCGACCAACGCTCCATCACCGATGGAGCAACTTCTCTCCGCTTCGAACGCAAGGCTTCTCAAAGAGGGGGCGACGCCGGCGACAGAAGCGCCGCAGGACTCTTCGCCCGCCGCGGCGCAATTCTCCAACCAACGCTTCGCGCCCGGAGCGCGCAATGTTTCGCCTGGCCTCGCCAACGTCCAACAGACCTACGGCACGACGATCAACGCCGCCTCGCAGCCGCTGACTTGGACGGATGCGCCTCCAGGAGCCCCAAAACTGCCCGCTGCCGGCCTTCGCGGCCCCATGTACGCTCAGGTGCCAGGCGTGTCTCTCAACTCAGTCCAGCCCCCGCCGCAAGGGCTAGGCTACGGCGTCGACCCCAACATTGGATACGGCTATGGCTGACAACAGCGCCAACATCTATCCCTACCCGTTTCAGTTCGATCCGAGCCAGTTCGCGAATAAATACAGCCCCTATCAGGGCGTTCCACTGCCCAGCTTGGCGCAATACGCCGGCACGCCGACGGACGCGCACGGCAATCCGATCGGCAGCTACCAGGCGTTCGTGGCCCAACAGCAAGCCGGTCAGCCGGCGCAGTCGGCGCAGCCGGCGATGCCGCCCTCGACGACGCTGAATTCGTCGCCAGCGACCGCGACGCCTAGCGCGGCGAACAGCCTATTTTACGGCATGAACCCGGGCGGCAGCGGGCCTGGCCCCGCCTTTGGCGGCACGGACCCCGCCTTCACGCCAGGCGCTGCGCCGTCTGTCGCCACGCCCGCGCCGGCCCCGACGTCCGCGCCCAATATGGGCCAGGCTTACCTCGCCGCGCTCGCCAACCCGGGTCAGATTCAAACGCCTGGCGCGACGGTGCCCCAATCCGCGCTGCCCTCGGCAAATTCGGGCGTCCTGCAGCAATTCCTGCAGAACTGGCAGAACAAGGGAGCCCCAACCACAGGGGCCGGAAACTACAACAACCAAGGGTTCTTCGCCGGACTCCAGGGAGGCCAGAATGCCCAACCCAGCTGACATTCTCTCCGAGCAAGTCGACGAAGATCCCGAAGACCAGCTGCGGATGCAACTGGCTCAGGGCCAGGGCAACAACCTCGCCGGGGCCCCGCAACCGCCCGGGCAAGCCGGCCTGGCGGGCCAAGGACCGCCTCCCGGCATGGCGGGCCCGCAGCCGATGGCTCCCTCGCCCAACGTGCCCGGGCCGCTCGCCGCCCTCGCTAAGCGGCCGGCGCACGGCAAACCGCATATCCGGCTCAAGTCTAAGGGCCCGCCGCCGCGCAAGCCGAAACCCCACATTAAACTGAAGGCGTCAGCATATGGCGGGACCATTTGATTGGGCCAGGTACGTCACTGGCGACACCGACAATCCGGAACAGGACATCGCGGATTGGTCGAATGAAAATCAGCGGCGCAACCGCGCCGCGCTGGGGCTCGACGCCAACGGCAATCCGTTGCCGGCCGCCGCCGCGGCTCCTGCAGCAGCGGCTGCGCCTGGCGGAGGAGCCGCCGCTGCGCCAGATGCGACAGACGCAGCCACGGGAGCGGCGCTCGCGACCGGCGTTCAGCAACCCAATCAAGAGCCAAATTCGACCAAGACGCCGCAAAGTCTCGGCGCTTTGATGATGAATTTAACCCAATACCAAGAGCGCGCTCAGGGCTTCAACAAGGCGCTTGGGATGGGCTTCGCCGCGTTCGCCCAGCCACGCGATCGGCAGATGGTTTCGGGGATGTTCGACACGACGATGCCGGATCCGACCAAGATCGCGGCGACGCAGATGAGCCTGGGCTCTCAGCAACAGGGCCAGGACCGCGCCAACGCGATCGGTCAGATGGCGAACGACAATTCGCCAGTGGGACAAGCGAAGTTCAATGCTCTTGCCGCGCAACTCCACATGGACCCAGCGGCGCTCAGAGCGGGCATTCTTGCGGATCCAGGCATGGCCGGAAAGATCGCCGCCGCGCTCGGCACGCCGACGCCGGGAATGGCGACGCTCACGCAGCTAAACAACATGCCTGGCGGCGGCCCAGGAGGAACAGCCGGCTCGACGGTCAGCGATATCAAATCGGGCATCGTCGGTGAGCTTGGAGGCACGCAGAACGCCGCGATGATCGAAGCGCAGAACGCCTGGCGCTTGGCGCATAAGGGCCAGCCCGATTCAGCCATGCCGTGGACGCCCAACAGTATCCAATCGTTCACGCAATACACCGCGGATGAGAAGGCGAAGTCCGACGATCGGCAGACGGCGTCGAACGAGCTCGTCGACAAGAACGAAACCGCCATGACGCTGCAGGGCGATTTGGCGTCGCTGAAGCAATCGCCCGGACTGAAGAGCATCCTCACAACGCCAGGCAAATCAGCCATTGCTCAGCTAGCGCTGGAAGACAAAGGTGCAACCGATGTTCCGACAATTCTGGCGAAATATGTCGGATTGACCAACGAGGAAGCGCAAGCCGTCGCGCTTCTGAAGCGGATCGGCGGCGCGACGACGGAATCCGCTATGCACAGCATGGCTGGCACCGGCACACGCGTGACCCAGCAAGAGGTTGGACCGCTCAAAGACGCGATCACGATGACCCAGAATCTCAACCAGAGCTATGAGGACTACATCCACGGCGCGGTCAACAGCGCGACGACCAAGACCAAGAAAGCAATCGCTGCGAACTACGGAAACACCGGCAACGTCACAAACATGGATCCGCAATACGCGCCGTGGCTGGATGACGCTTTCAAAAAAGGCGGTCAACTCTACAAAGAAGGCAGCGGCGCTGATGCCCTTCCGGCTGCGCAGCCTGTCCCTGCCTCGGAAATCGCAGACGGCAAAGCGCTTCTCGCGGACAAGCCGTATCTCAAAGACGAGATGCTCGACAATTGGCAACAGCGCGGATTGGACACGCGGAAACTGCGCAGTAGCTCTCCATCGAGTTGGTGATCCATGCCTAAAGCGACGAAGATCCCTGGCCTAACCGACTATGGCGACGACGATAATGCGCCGCCGAAGCAGACCGTCTATCCGAAATCACAAGGCGGTCAGGTGCCGCCAACGACTGCGCAGGGCACGCCAACTAAAATCCCTGGACTTAAGGATTACGGTTCGACTCCAGTCCAACAAACCGCCTCGACGCCTGGCGACTCGCGAGGCGACGGCACTTGGTCAGGCTTGGCTTACGACGTTTTCCATCCGCAACCGGCGAACCTCGATCGGCCTCAGACCTGGCGCGACTGGGTCACCAAGACCTACTCTCCAACGGCGCAAGATTACGGCAACGCAGCGCTCGACGATGTTTCATTTGGCGGCGCGGATTATGCGCAAGCGAAGATAACCGGACAAAACCTTCAGGACATCCGTGCTCGCACCGCTAATTCACAAGCAGCGCTCGGGCCAATGGGGCCGATCGTCAACGCTCTGACCTACGCTATTCCCGGCACCGGCGAGATGAAGATGGTGGCGACGCCAGGCAAGCTTATCCGCGGCGGCGCTGAGCTCCTTGACGCAGGGCGCTACGGCACCGCGGCGGTGGAAGGCGGCACTGCGGCGGCGCTAAGCTCGGCTGGGCACCAGGCGGGCGATCCTAACGGCATCGACGCTCTGAAAGTCGCCAAGGACGCTGGCTGGGGCGCGGCCGGCGGCACAGTCATGCAGGGACTAGGCGATGTGACTGCGCCGGCGGTGCAGCGAGTTTCGGATTACGTTACGGGCAAGCCAGGAACCGGCAGCGAGGCCTGGAATTGGCGCACGCGCGCCGCGTCAGGCGACGATACTCTTCCCATCAGCGTCCAGGCTCAGCAAAACGCTTTACCGGCAAATGATCCGGCGCAGCCGGCGCTTGCCAAGCTGCAGGGCGCGCTGGCTCAACCGACTGACCCCGGCATCGTCGCCCATGCCGCAACCGGCGTAACGGGCTGGGCTGCAGGGCACTATCTGGGCGGCAGTGAGATCGCCTCGACGGGGCTTGGAATCGCGGGTCCGTTCGCCTCGAAATATTTCGTCAACAAGCCAGCGCAGATGATCAATACGGCCGATCGCAACATCAACGTCGGCCAGGCTCTCGATCAGGCTTATCCGGCGCTGTATCCGAATGCGTCGACGACTGACACGTCAGGCTGGGCGAATACGCTTCGCCAGGGCTGGATCGGCGGCGATCGCCCGACCGACCAGGCTGGAGACGCTCAGTGGTGGTGAGCGTTCTCCAGCCGCATTTTTTCGATCTGAGCGAGCATCGCAAAGGCCTCCGCCTTGCGCGCTTCCGCCTCTTCCGGCGTATCGACATGCGCCGGCGGCTTGGGCTTGGCAGTCAGCTTATCGATGAAGCTTGCCCATGCCACAAGAGCAAAGAAGAACAAGACCCAGGGGCCGAACACAACGAGGTAGAAGGGGATTTCACGTAGCACGATCATTGTCCTTTCGTGCTCTTATTTAGCGCGTAACTGCGCTGTCTTCAAGGGGCGCAGCGAGTTTTAATTTGCTGAAAACGGCCTCGTAAAGATCCTCTTTCTTCTGCAGCGCCCTGACCACGCGCCGATCGATGTCCGAGCCGGATAGATCGATATAGAGCACGTTCTCGCCGCGCTGCCCGCGGCGGTGGATCCGGTCCTCGTCCTGCGTGCGCGTATCAAGCGAGTAACTTGACTCGAAAAAGATCATCGTCGAGCAATGATCTCTCGCATCCTTCCCGCCGAGAAGCGTGTGGCCGTATTTGATCGCGTCGCACTGGCCGAGCATGGCTCGATATTCTGAGATTTCGTTGAACCAAAGCTTTTGCTCGGTCGTCTCGTCGGGTTTCATTTGCCCTTTGATACAAGTGAAACCTATCCCTCGAGCCTTGAGCGCCGCCGACAGAATCTCGAAGGTGTAGCGGTGCCGGTAGATGATGATCACTTTGCCCTCGATCTGAGCAAGCAGATCGAGCAGAACCGCCAGGCGCGGGTTCTTTTCCGGTTCGACCAGAACGCGCGGATCCCCATTTTCGTTGAGGATAAAACCGCACTGGATCTGCGACAATTTCTCGTATTTCGAAACAGCGATGTTGACCGCGACTATTTCAGTCTCCAACTCGAGAAGAAATTCATCCCTCATTTGCTTGTACTGGGCCGCTTGTTCGCCACTCATCTCGTAAGTGCGAATGGTGAAGTCTTTGCGCGGAAGCTCCGGAAGCCAATCGGCCTTTTTGGCCTGGAAGATGACTGGAGTCATGATCCGCGCGAGCACGTCGGCGTTCTTAACCCCTACGACTTGCTTGTTTTCCCAGCCGCCCATCTGACAGAAATCGTTGCGAAACGACCAGAACTTGACGCCCTGGAACAGCCCGATCGCGCGCAATTGGGGATAGAGGTCATGTGGCCCCTGCGTCTGTGGCAATCCGCTCAGGCAACGGACGATCTTCGCCTCGAGGGCGAGTTTGAGCGTCGACCTGGTTTGCTTACTGTCGTGCGTCTTGATCTGGATTGACTCGTCGATCGCCAGCATCGTCGGCCTGACCCGCATCCAAGCCATCACCTTGAGAAGCACGGCTGGCATCCGGACGGCTTCGTAATTGATGATCAGGATCGGCGGAGCGCCGTATTTCGTTGTGGCGAACCAGTGATCGTTGGCTTTCGAGCCCGAAACATAGATGAACGGCTGGAAGGCCAGTCCGTGCTTGAGTATCTCCTCAACCCAGCCAGGTTTAAACGAGTTGGGCGCAATCACCACTAAACGCGTAGCGACTCGATTCCTCGCTGCGCGGTCGAACTCAACCAAGGTTAGAAGCGTCTTACCGAGCCCCATTTCCATGAAGTAGCCGACGCCGCGCTTGCCCTCCCCAAATCTCAGCGCCGCTTCCTGAACCGGATCAAGCTTCACCGTCTGATTCTCGCCAAGAACTCGTTTCGCTCTTTGTCCGTCGTGGTGAGCCACATAGCTTCGAGCGCGTCCGCCGTCGGCGGATGATTGACGTTGTACTCGACCAGTTCGAGCGACATGGTCCCTTTCATCGCGATGCTCTCGAGTCTCGCGGCGTCGAGCGGCCGCTTCTCGCGGATCGTTTCGACGCGCCGAATATGGCGCTCGGAGATGTTGAACGTCGTCGGCCGATCCCGCTTTCCGATCCTGATCTTCCGATTCGGGTCTAGGATCGAGAGCGCGTTATCGCGGCTGTAGAGGCGCATTAGCGGGATAAAGCCGAGTTCGAAAGCGGCGATCGCGCGATGCGCTTTGTCGGCGTCGGTATCGCGCGGCCATCGCATTTTCGTCCTGAGCGCGGCTTCCTTGACCTCCTCGAGGACGCCCATCTCAGCCTACCCGCTTCCATTTGCCGTCGCCCATGCGCTCGATGACGCCGTATTTGCGCAATTCCTCGAGCCGCGAAGTGACGGAATTTGCCGAGAAGCCGGCGGCCACGACTTTGGGCTGCATGTCGATCGCGCGCTTGGGTCCGGTCGAGAGCTCGGTCACGACGATGCCGTTGATGCCCTTCTTCAGATTCGGGCCTGGCGACGCGCGCTTGTTGATCTGGGGCTTGGATTTGTGCGTGGCGATGGCTTGCTGAGTAAGTTTGTGAATTGCGATCGAGCGCTCAGCGAGCGTCGGTTTGGGCACGATTTCCTCGACCGAGAGATCCTCGATCGGCAGGAATTTGGCGATCATGGCGATCAGCGTGTCGGACGGGATTGTGAACCCGATCTTGAATTTGACCTGGCTCATAGGCGGGCCTCGATGCCGCAATTGACCTGGTGAACGATCGTTGCTGCGCGAATGAGATCCGCCAGGTCGCGCGATTCCATAAGGATCTCAACCTCCTTATCGCAGAGCTTGTGGGCCAGGCGTTCTTGGCGTGCGTCCGTGGTTTCGACCGGCGCGGGCGCAGCGACCGGCGCGGCTATCGTTGGGCAGAGATTTCTCAACGGCGATAAGAGAACCCAGACGGCGAAAAAGCACACAGCAAGCACGGCGCACATATTGAGCGCGCCTTGCCAAAACGCTTCCTTCTCTGGCGTCATCGCGCGGCCTTCCGGATCTTCGCCATGCGGACGACGTGGCCCATAGAACGGCTAGGGACGACCGCTGGCGTGGGTTGAACGACGGAGGCGGTTTCGATCGGGACGAAGCCCAGCTTGTGGCCCAGCGCGCGCGCCACGGCGTTGAGCGAGGCGGCTTGCGGGCGGCGCGTTTCCCCGGAGAACCAGTTCGCCAGCGTCTGCGTCGAAACGCCGCTGTCTTCGTGGATCTGCTTGTAGGTCGCGCCGCTGCCCTGAACGACCGTCCTGAGCTCGTCGATAATCGGGTCTTTCTCGACGAAATTGTAGGATTTGTAGGTGAAGCCTTTAATTGCCATCGTCACACCATGATTTTGGGCGGGAGGGGGATATCGCGGTTGTGCGGCCGCCAGATGTGCAGCGTGTATGGGTGACAGCTAATGTGATCCTTGGCGGTCAGATGCAGCTGCATCGCCGTGACGTCGCCAAGAAACGCCTTCTTGGCGATCTCCATCTCCGCCCAGGTGGGCGTCCGCGGCTCGCCGTTCACGGAGACGGAAATGTGGTCCCAGCCCTCGCCATTCGAGGCGACGACCTTGAGCGCGGTTATCTGGCCAGGCACCGGGATAATGAACGCGCCGTTGCCGCCGTCGCCATAGGAGCCATAGCTCTCGAGCACGAAGGAATCGCGAATGCGGAAGAGATCGAGGTTGTGCAGATCACGCATTGCCGGTCCTGGCGACTTTCTCGACTAGGCCGCGCATGTCGCGCTCGATATCGACTTGCGTCGGAGGCACAGGCTTGGCGGCGTCCGCGTAAGCCATGATGCCGTCCCAGTGCGTACCCTGGCCGCTCGAAACCGTGCGGGCGATCGAGCTCAGAATCTGGTCGATCGACTCCTTCGCCGCCGGCGAGAGCTCGTCCCAGCCGTTGCCGGTGCGAACTTGATATTTCATTGCTTGCGCGATCGCGCCGGTGTTCTGATGGTTCACTTTGTCATTCGCCATTCAAGCCAGTCTCTCAGGGTTTCGGCGTGCGGCTTGAAGCTGCCGCCAGGTGGAAACGAATCTTTCTTATGAGCAATCTGCGCCCAGTCGTGGATGAACATAGCTTTGGTCTTTAGATCCCAGCCGATAAGGCAACAGAGGCCGCCGGCCGCGATGTAACGCTTGCCTTCTTCCCATTGGCGAAGCGTCGGCGCGAAAGCTTGATATTTGATGAGCTTGCCTTCAGCGAACAAATGCGGGTGACCGGGTAGCTTGATTGCCATGTCCAGGAGCCCAACGGCGCGTTTGTCCTCGTGCCGGCGGGCGTATGCTCCAAGGCGACGCAAATCTCCCACAAGCTTAGTCTTAAGTGTGCTTTCAAGGTTGTTCACCTCCCCATCCTCCAGAAGTTTGTTGATGGCCTCCTGCGCCACGATGGCGCGGCGCATGAACTCCTCGAGCAAGGGGCGATGCTTTCGAAGGAGTTCACGCTCAATGCGGTTCATCTGCGCCGCTTTGGTAGAAGAGCGAAGGTGAGAAGGACGCGATCCGACTTTTCGTCGTGCGCGATAAGAACCTCGTGGTGATGAAACACGACCTTGTGCTCGTCGGCGTGCTTCAGAAGCAATTTCGTCAGAGAACTGACAAATCCCTCTACGCGCGCTTTTGTTTCTTCGAGCGGAATCTCCGCCTCTGCGTTCATTCCCCTTCCTCCTGTTCGCTATAGAATTCGACGATCGTCTGGTGGAGGTCGAACGCGATCAGCGCGCCGACGATGAATTGAGCGTCGGGCATGGCTTGCATCCAGAGCTCTTCCGGCAGTCTCATGCCGTGCGGATCTTTGACCAGGCGCATTTTGCGCGCCGCCATGCAGCGCGCGAGAAACTCGTCAAGTTTCATGGCTTCCCGTCCCGGAGGCGGTCAGCCATGTCCTTGGCCATCTCCGCCAAGGGCTCCATTTGACGCGCGCAGTATTTGACGCCGTCTCGGTAGCCCCAGAGATACGAAGCGATCATCAAAATGCTGACGACCGCTGCGATGGCGAGGTTCTCCCAGTTCATGGCTTCAACAGAAGCGCGAGCGCGCTCTGCAGCGCTCTCGAAGCTTGCAGAAGGTGGAACTGGACGGCGTAAGGCTTCCAGTCGCCAACCTCGACGAGTTCCCGCACCGATTCGGCATGGTCGATGACAGTGCTAACCGCGTCGGACATTACGTCGCGCTTGCCTGGAAGCATCGCGTCCTTGAGATCCGGCCGCTCGTGCTCCTCGATCGCCTGGATGACGACCTGGCACTCGGAGTCGACGACCGCGGGATGATCGCCGGCGGCTTTTGGATACGCGCTCATAGGCTCAGGGCTGAAGAGATCGAGAGTTTGGAGATGTTTGACGAGCGCTGCGCTCGGGATCGGCTTCGACGTCGGGCGCAGCGTGCGCAGCTGTGGGTTCGACAAGCGATGAAGACAGACGTCTTTGAGATGTTGAGCGAACTCATCCGATAGATTGCCGCCGCCAGGATGCCCCATAGGCGCGTAGTAGGCCTCGCCAGGAGCCGCGACCGCATAGCCGAACTCGAGCCGCTGGAAAGCAATCAAAGGCGCTTTGCGCAGCAAGCCAAGAAATCGATCATCAGCGAGCTTTGCGAGGATCATCGGTTCTCTTCAAAAGCCTGGGGTAAAACTTGGCGTACTTCGCCAGAATGCGTTTGGCGTTTTTGCGCGTCATCGGCTCCCCCCGACTGTCGTTGGCGAGCGCGATTAGCTTTTCCAAGCGCGCCAGCGTCGGACGATCGGGGGGAGTTTCCACCACGGCTAGAACGGGATATCGTCGTCGACAACGCCGGACTCACCTCTGGACTCGACTGGGCGAGCGCCACGTTCCGACATTGCGTCGCGGGGGGATGATGCGCGACGCACGGCCGCCTCCCCATCGACGTCCTCGTCCTCGTCCGCCGTGGCGAAGGCGACGTTCTTCCACTGGTCGAACAGCGGCTCGGTGATCGCGGAAAGGGCCGGATCGGTGTAGCCGTCGCCGCGATATTTGTAGCCGAAATAGGCCTCGCCGCCGGGACCGCGGTTCTGAAACGAGACAACCTTGTAGCGCTGGAAGAACGGACTGAGCGGCCGCGCGTCCACCATCGCGAACAGCTTGCGCGCCTCTTTCACGCCCGATCGCGTGTTCAAGGTCAGCGCCAAAGTGTTCCACTCAGGCAGGAACCAGAGCACTTCGAAGGTCAGCGTCGCCGCCGGCGGACTCGAGGGATCGTCGATGCGGCTCGAGCCAAACTCCGCCAAGCCCGACTCCTTCACCGTGCGCGCGAGCTTCCAAGTGTAGGTCTTTGGGTTCATCGGGTAGCGCACATGGAACTCGCCTTCCGGCGGATCCCAGTGGATGAAGTCGCGCGCCCGGGCCAGGATGCCGCGGTCCTCGCCAGGCGAGCGCGGAGCCCAAAGGTTGTACGTCTGCCTCCTCATAATGGGCACGCCGATGAACTCGGGCCCAAGCGATTCGGTCAGCGTCGTGTGCCAGAATTCACCTGCGCGGGCTTCGCCGGGATAGTCGACGCATTCGGGGTTCGATGCTTGGAGGAGCTTGATGCGTGGCAGCATCCGCTGACGCGGATCGATTTCGCCCCAGCTTTCCACCTTTTGCTTCCCTTGCAGATGCGCCGGCAGCGCGTTTTTGCTGACCGGTGCGATATCGTTGACCATGACTGTCTTGCCTTCCCTGATCGTGTAGCGGGGCTTCGCGAGGGCGCTCATTTCGACCTCGTCAGCGACACATAGCGGGCGACGGACGTCTTGAAGACGTCGTCTGGAGGCTCAATGCCTTTGTCCTCGACTTCTTCACGCGCCCATGCGCCAAGCGACAAGGCGTTGACCGTCTCGATGATCATGCCGCCCTGTCCATTGTCGCGCAGGTATTTATAGCCCTTGGGCTTATCGAGGATTGAGCACGACCAACGGCGGTTGAGGCCGACGAGTCCATAGCCGGGGATTCGGATGTTCTGGATTCCGTGCGCATCGAAGCACGCCGGCACACGCGTGTAGGAGAGATCTTTGTCGAGCTTGTTGAGCTCGGAGATCGTCGACGCCATTGATTCGAGTTCTTCACGCATGTCGGCGTAGAACCTGACGAGATCAGGGGCTTCGTTGACGCTGATGGCGGATTCGGCTTCTGCGAAGAGGGAGGCGCGGGCCGTTTCAAGCGCCTTTTTCGCCGCTTCGCATGCGGCTTGAGTCTCGGGTTTCATTGCTATCGTTGCTCCATGTTGCGGGGCTTCGCCGGCTTTCACGGCGTCGCAAAGCGCAACATAACGCTCGATAGGCGCTTGTCAACAATGAATGGACGATAAGCTGTTGAGTGGTGATTAAAAGTTGCTGGTCGCCGGGGCGCGAGGATAGATCGGCCCATAGGGCTGACCTGGCGTTCGAACGACGCTCTTCTGATAGGGCCCATAATTCCACGGCGCGTTGCCCGTCACGTCAGGCGGAACGGACGCCGTGGCGCTCGCTGGAATCGTCGCTGCAGGCCTCGCTGCCGCCGCCGGCGCAGCTTGTCCGCCGCCTCCGCCGCCGCCAAAGAGTCTGGATAAGTCGAGCGCCGTCATCAGCGGCGGGCCGCCTCCACGCGCCAGCGCGCCGCCAGAAACGGGACCGGTGGGATTTCCTTGCTGATCATAGATCGGGGCTGGGCCCATATTCGGCCGATTGATCACCGTGAACGGCGAACCGGCCGGCGGAACAGAAGCGGTCGCCGTCGAGGGAATTCGCGCGCCCGCCGGCCTATTCGAACCTCGCGCCACGGCGGGGTTCGAGACGGCTGGTCGTGGCGGCGGCGGAGCGCCAATGGCGGGATTCGGCGCGTAGGGCGTATTCGAACCATGGAACCACGGCGTCGGGCTCTGCGGCGGCCCCATGACCGGCATCACGCCGCGCGCTTGCGGCAGGATCGAAGGTCCGTTGTACGATTGGCTATTGCCTCCGCCGCCCGAACTCCCGCCGCTCGCCGGCAGCGGCGGCGTCGGAGCGTCTGGCGGCATCGGCGCGGGCGGCTGACCTCCGCCAAGCACAGCCGGGGGCACCGGCGGACCTCCGCCAGCCAAGGCCTGCGGCACCGGCGAAGGATTGTTGAGAGGACTGCCGTTGTTGGTCAGCGTGTCCGCCGCCGCCGGCTGCACCGGATTGGCGTAGTTCATGCTGCGCAGGATCGAGGCTTGCGCCTGGCCTGGAAGGCCAGAGAGCCACGCCATAAAGCCGTTCTGGTCGCCGGTGCCAGGATCCGGCGTGTCGCCAGGAGCAAAGACCGCCATGGCCGTTATCGCTGCGGACTGTTAACGCGCCGCGGTCCGAAATCGCTGGGATACTGGGCCCCTTCGACTTGCGGCTGGCCGCCGTCTGCAGGGCGGTCGTCGTACTCGGCCTTATAGGCTTCGACGCCGATCGATTCGATGTAAGCGGAGCGCTCGCGCTGTTCGTCACCGATCGTCTTCACCGGCTCGGGCGGCGGATACGTCTCGCCTTCGACGCCTGGCTCAAGCGGCAGACGTCCGCCTCCGGAGGCGATGACCCTTCTGTCTTGGACTGCTGGCGGCGGAAAGTTGTCTTCCTCGGTGCGCAAGGGCGGCGGATCGCGGCGTTGCGGTTGCGGCGGTGGGCGTCGGGGAGGTTGAGCCATGGGATTTCTCCGATCTCTCCAATTGATTGGAGGACCATCATACTCATGCATGGTTCAGCGAGCATCCATCAAAGCGTGAAGTTTCGCAATGCCCTGAAATCGCTCGTCGCCCTCTGGACACGGGACAAATTCGACTGCGGGCAAAATAATCTCGATTCGTTCCGGTGCGAAGCCGGCTTCGCGCTTTGCCGTTTCATGTGAAATAGGTCTGGGCGCGAGCGCTGTGAAACACTTCTGCGGCTTGGGATAATGCCAGACGCTGAAAATGTGGCATTTGGCAAGCGCTGGATGACCTAACAACGTCGTCGCTAGGACAATAGCGAGCCGTTTCATACCGGATGCTTGTGTCGCTGGGCCCGCGTCATTTGACCGCGTTTGACGCCCAATTTGGTGGGCTTGTTGTGCCCCTTTTTGAGCTCGCCGGCTTTCTGCAGCGTACTCGTCGCCATGGCGTAAGCGCTCGAGGTCGAGTGCCCCTTGGCTTTGATTCGCTTGACCGCGGCGTCCAAGATTTTTGGCATCACATCACCTCGTCTTCGAGCTCCTTAACCTTGGCCTTGAGCTTGTCGACATCCATGGTCAGGATCTCGAGCGCTTGCAGATAAGTCTCGCCCAAGCCTTTCATTTGAATCTCGAGCACTTTCGCCAAGCGTTCGCCGCGCGCCATGAGCACGCCCAACTCAATCGCGCAGACCAGGCCGATGCCGATGATGATCAGGTCGAGCGTCATTTTAGCCCGAAAAGGTTGAGGAGGATCTGACCGCCGTAGGCGATCAGAAACATCATCGCGAGGATGAAAAGCGGATCGACTTTCATGACGGCAACGTCTGGCCTTCATCCGGCGGCGGCTCGACCGGCGGGATCTCCGGATCGGTTTCGCCGGCGACTTCGTTGATCGCAGCCGCCATGTCGGCAACGGCGAGATTGCCGCCTTTGCCGCGATTGATCAAAAGCGCCAGTTCGTTGTGCAGCGAAGTATTCCCAGCCCATCCTGGCCGTAGGATTCCCGTCGCCGTTTCCATCGTTGTGTCGTGCGTGGTCGTGTCGCTGCCGAGCGCCGTCGCCATGACGGTGAGCTCAGCCGCCCAATTGGGATCGCGCATGTTCTTGTAGGCGAGAAGTCCGACCTGACCGGTGAAGTCTGAGAGTTGATAGGACATCAGTTGTCTCCTCGAAGAAAGCCGCCTCGACCTGGCACGCACATACAGACGTCGGCCCAATCAGGCCAAGCTTGCGCGCCGCTTTGCTGACCAAGCAGACCAAGCTGACTAAGCCCTTGGCCATAAAAGTTTTGCTGCGCGAGCCCCTGGTTTTGCTGCGCGATTTGCTGCTGAGCCTGAGCTTGCAGCACCATGCGCTGGCGCATGTCCTCGGTGATTTGATGAACCTGCAGCGGTTGCTGCACGACCGCTTGTTGCTCTCTGCGCCATGTCTCGGCTTCTCGCCAAGCGCGCCTGACAGCGTCGAGCTCGCGCTCGAGATTATCGATTTGCCTTTCGAGCTTGGCGACTTTGGCGATGAGTGAGACGTTCTCTTTGTATTGACGCTCAAGCTCACCGCTAGGCGATTTCGAGGGGCTCCGCTTCGCGACCGGGATCATCGCTAGGAGTGCTAGAGTCGACATCAAGCCCATTTTTGTCCTCCTCCCGCCAGCTTATGCGTGACGCGGTGAACAGTCCATCGCGATTTTTCTCCGGAAAGAAACAAAACCAGCCGAACGGCATCGCGCCCTGCTTCAGCTTTTTACCCTTCCAGCCAGGTCTGTGCATCATCGGCAGTCGTTCGACGCCAATAAAGACATGGTGCAAATGGCGCATGATGTCGGAGCGGCCCGCGCCCTCGAGCGCCATGAGCCGCAAGAGCACATAGACCGGCAGGCCAAGCTCGAGTCCGTGGCGAATGAAGGCGTCCGCCCAACGGTAAGGCGGATTGGTCACAATCGCCTGGAGAGAGTGAGCCTGGATCGATTTAAAGAAGTCGTTTCCATGGTAAATGTCAGCGTCTGCGCCCTTGTAATGAATCAGGTCGTGGCTGATCACACGCCAGCCGCCGGCCTTGAGCTCCCTCGAGATCGCGCCGCGGCCGGCGCACGGTTCGAACAGCACGCGAAACCGGTCGAGAGCTCCGGTGCGGATCAGCGCCCGCGTCGCTTCCGGCGGCGTCTCACGCAAATCGTAGGCGCGGTCCTTGAACTTGCCCTTAACCGCGCCCTGTCGCGATTTGGCTTTCATTTGCCGCGGCCTTTCCATGGCTCCATCGCATCGCCCTCGCGCCAGTCGTTGGGCATGTCGTCGTTGGGCTCGAGCGGCCACTGCGAATGCAACGGCACGCCTAAATAATCGCCATAGAGTCGCTGCAGCGCGCCGATCTTGTACTTAAACAGATAGGGCTGGCCTGGCCCGGGCCGATCGATCAATCCCGCCTCGATATACTCGTTCAAAACCTCGTCCGAAGTCACCTGGCGCACGCCCATCTCACGCTTCAAGTTGCTCACGCGCGCGAAGAAATCCGGATCGTGGAACGGCATGGCGATGTCGTGGCCGCCGTGGATCACGCCGCTCTCCAGGATCGTCTTGGCCACGACTTGCTTATCGCTCAGATGCGAGCGCGCCACATCAGCGTCCCGCATCGCAGAATAGGTCAAGTCCTCGACATCTGATATCTTCGACGGCGCGCAGTCAATGAGAAGTTTGACGTAAGCCTGACGCACGTCGTCGCGCTTCAGAAATTCGTCGTAGGCTTCGTAGAACGGCCCGACCTCTCTGCGCATGCGGTCCTGGAATTCGCCAGGCAGAATGCCCTCGGTGCCGGCGGAGATGCTGGTGACCTGGAAAAGCCCGCGATCGTCACGCCCGCGTGATATGCCAGGGTTCGCTTCATTTGAGGTGAACGCCAAGCGTGCGTAGATCGTATAGCTGGCGGCGTCCCGGCCTTTGAGCTCGCCTGAGACTCGAGTCCCGCGAATCAGCGTCTTCAGGATCTCGGCATTGTCGAAATTGGAGATGAATTCGTCGTGGCTGACCCACAGCTTGCCGACATAGCCGGCGATGTAGAATTGCCCATTGAGAGCGCGTACGCTCGCTGTGTCGGCGTAACGGCCAAACACCGCTTGAGCGAAAGTTTGACACAAGAACGATTTGCCGGTGCCCTGATCGCCGGTGCAAACCAGTGCGACCTGTTGTTTTCGACCCGGATGCAACAGCGTCCAGCCGAAATGCGCCTTGATCCATTGGGCGCGCGGCTTGGTCCGTGCGACCAGGCTGAGCATGTGGTCGAGCTTGTCAATGCATTCGGCCTCAAGAGCCCGCTCGATGGTCTTGGCGGGCTTCACGTAAAGCCCGCGCCACTCGTTGAAGATTAAGCGGCTGTGCTCGGGCGCATAGTCGTTGTCGGGAATGGTCGCGCCTTCGCGCGATACACGGATAATCGAGCCAGGCGGATGATCGGGGTAAATCTCAACGTCCGTGACATCCTGACGAAGCTTCGACTTGATGAAGATCGGGAAGGCTTCGACCGGCTTTTTCTTGGTCTGGATGAGATCAGGCGCATGGCGGAGCGTCAGCCCCTCTTTGGAGAAGATGAATGTCGCGTGGCCTTCGCGGAAGGCTTGGCGGTCTACAAACTGACTTTGACCCGAATGGAACAGGTACCGCTCAGCGAAGTCTTCAAGCAGGGTTGAATCTGCGCCGACATTGAGAACCGCGCGCAGCGCCGTGCGCGCTTCGTCGCCAAAGAAATTGCCGATTCCCGTCCAGCCCATGACGTCGAGGCGCGCGGGATCGGCCTCGAGACGTTTGCGGGCGAATTGGAACATCTCCAGGCATTCCTCGCGATCCGCCGGCTTGCCGCGTTGCTGGCAAATGTGCTCGAGCAAAAGCTCAGCGTGCGAGGGATCCGCGATGATCGCGCGCGAGGCTTTGGCGAATACGACATTGGCGTTGATCGCCTGGCCGTCGCGGACGATGCGCGCCATGAGCTCGGAGAACGCGCGCCGCTTCGAATAGTCCTCCCAGGCTTTTTGGCTGATGATGTTGAGAATCGACGCGAACGCTGCAGCGCGGACGATCTGGAAGAACTCGACCGGCGCAGCCCCCGTCCGCCAGCGTGCGGCGGGCCCCTGGCCGTTCTCCGCGCGCCAGGTGATCAGATCATAGTCGACGCCGTTCTCGTGCCACAGGAGGCTTCCTGGCGCGATTGTGGTGACCACATGCGCGTTTGAGCCTTTCTTGATCGGAGGCGCGTAATTGATGGCGACGCCGCGGCGCGTGTCTTCGAGCGTGAACGCCTTGGGCTTGAAGCCGGAATAGTCCTCGTCGAGGCGCTTCGCCTCGTCGTCGCGGAGCTTGAACAGGATCGATGTCGCAATCGGTTTCGAAGCGCGGCCGAACGCATAGCGCGGCGCGATCCCCAGCCTGGCGCAGGCGGCGAAGAAACACTGATTGATCGATTGATCCGGACCAAAGAAGCGGACTTCGACGACGCCGTTCTGCAGATAGGCGAGCGCGTTCAGTTTCTGCTTGCGGTCGTTGTCAATCCAAACGCGAAGATCGTTGTCGGTCTGGTGAAGTTTCTCATCCTCATCGGGCGGCAGCGGCTTGTCCGCGCGCGGCAAGCAATAGTGAACCGGAGCCATGAGTTGACGCGCCGCGAGCACGGTGAGCTCGCGTTGATCCATGACGGTTTTCTTTTGATCGGCCGGCAAATCCAACGTCCAATCGACGTCGGGCACGAGTTGCACGACAGAGCCGTCGGGCTTAGGCTGTTTAGGCATGGCCCAGCCTCGGTCCATTGTCGTCTTGGTTGGGAATTGGGCGAGGGTTGTCGATCGGGGCGCATCCTGTTTTGAGCGTGCAGGATGCGCCCTAGCGTCAGACTCGAGCAAGCTTGCGAAAAGTTTTCCACTGACCCGCTAGCGCTTGTGCGTCGCCTCGCGCGGGCCTACGAGCGGCGCGTACAGTTGCATGTTGGCCAATGCGATGACGCACGCTGATTCGGTCTTCTCGGGGTAGTCGAACATCAACAAACCTAAGACGGATTCGTAGGCCTGATGATCCCAGTCGAGCGTGCGCGGCGCACATTTGCGACACTGTGCATGATAGTAGGCGTGATAGTCGGAGCGGCCGCGCTTCATACCCAGCTTTCGATGATTTTCGGATCATCCTGGCGCACGCGCACGATCTTGACCAGGCCCGCGCCGTCGAAGATCTCGCGAAGCTCCTCGAGCGCGCCAAACAGCATGTGGTCCGTCGGATAGACGAGCCCCTCTCCGTTGACTTCGTGCCGGCGCGCCATCGTGCCGTGCGGATAATCGTTGGGCTTGTCGTAGATCGTCCAGACGGTCAGCGCGCCGCGCTGCATGGCGTTGTGCTGAACCTGGAGGACGCCCAGGATGTGCTCATCAAGCTCAGGCGGCGTCTCGCGGTCGTTTGACATCGCCCATCTTTAATTCAAGCTCAGCCAGGGTATCCGAGACGAGCGCCCATTTCTTGGCCAGCGTGGCGTCAAGCGGCGCGACCGCTTCCATCCGCGCCATCGTCTGTTGCTTGAGGTAACTGATCAGAGCTTCCGGCTCGTCGAGCACGAGGGCTACGGCGAGCGTTCCGGCGATATCCGCGGTCATTGAGGTCTTTCCCTTCGAACAATTTGCGCATGCCTTCGTTGATCGACGCGGTCTGCGCTTCCGTCACGATCTCTGCCCAAACGCGCTCCTCGCCATATTGCTCAAACGCCTGTTTGGCGTTTTCGTGCGCGGCTGTGTGCTCATAGTTGGTGATATAGCGAATGGCGTTTGGCGTGACAGCGAACGTGCGCGCGATGACTTTGATCGGCACGCCCTTCAGCGCAAACGCGTAGACGGCGACGCGTTCGCCGGTCGAGAGCTTGCGGTCGCGCGACGTCGATTTGATGCCGGCGAGCGTATCCGTGTCCAAGTAAGTCATGCATCCTCACAGTCGTTCCACGCGTCGCAATAAGGGCATTGCCACTCGCTGGCCTCGTCCTGTATGCGCTTGGCGTCGCAATTCCAACATTCACGGCGCAGGCTCTCCTCCACCATTTGGTCGTGAAGAGCGTCTAGCTGCGCTTGTTCTTGCTCAGAGATGGGCATGATCAATCCTCCTGCAAGAGGTTGTGAAGTCGCCCGCTGAATTGATCTATTTCGCCGTGCTTGTTTTTGACCAGATCGCGGACCACGCCTTTGTCGTCGCGCACGATCTCAAGCACGCAGACTTTGCCGCCCTCATGATTGAAGGCGTTGATGAACACCGCCTCTTTGCGGTCCTGCCGGTCGCGCGGCGCGAGCCCGATCGGATGCTTAGGGTCTTCGTGCGCGAGCCACACCTCAGACCAAAACATGTAGCTATGAACGCTCGCGCGATAGATTTTGAGCATGGCGCGCATCGCTTCGACGGTGGCGTGTTTCTCGTCGTCGCCACTCCAGGGCGTCGCGACAATGGTGGGCGGGCGATCCTTGAACTGGATCACGAACGCCGGCAGAAGCTCGGCCCCTGGCGCGCCAATGAGCACATGCCTCGCCTGGTCGACGCCGCTTTGGATCAACTCGTCGATGGTCATGGTCATGCGAACTCCTCCAGCTTCTTATCGAGCCAGTTCAGCGACAGCGTCTTGGCGGTGTGGCAGATGCGGGTGATGGCGAGCCGGTAGCGGTCGCGATCCTTCACGCGGCAGGTGTTCTGCGCGAACATCCACATTTCGCGCAGCGTGTCGAAGTCCTCTTCGCTCATGGTCACCACAATCTCGTCGCCGGTCATGCGCTCTCCGCCTCCCCTTGCATTCTGGCTTCGCGATTAAGAGCCTCGCACAAGCGCGTAGCGTCGCGCAAAGCATTGGCGTAGGCGGTTCTCGAATTGGGCACCGGCGTCGCGCAGGGCGGCTTCAAATCGAGCCCCCCGATGTTGCATTTGTCCTCGAGCGCGACGACGCGAACAACGCCGCGGGCGCGCTCCGAAATCATTTTTGGCTTGATCCCGGCTTCGACCTCGAGCACGGCGACTCGGCCGTAGCGCCCCTTGCAGGACGAGGGCATTTTCGAAGCTGCGGTCATGACGATGAATTCGGTTTTCACCGCTTGCCTCCATTGAGCGCGGCGGCGAGCTTGGCCTTGAAGTCGGCGCTGACGTTGCCGGCGACGATCACGCGCGGCTGGTCGCTTTCGGGATGCTCGAGGACATGCTCGAGCCAGCCCTTGGCGGCGGCGAGGGAGGTGAAGGTTCGATGCCCGCGCCCATCCTTCACGACGCGCCATTCGGGCGTGCCGTGAACAGGCTCAAGCATGTACATGGTGCCGTCTTCAGCTTCGTAGCAGCAATCGGGGTTGACTTGGCGGTTCATGAGCGTTGGCCTTTCGAAGGATTGAAGCATGAGCGCGCGAGGGTTATGCGCTCATGCGCTTATTTAGAGCGTTGTTTGTCTCTGTCAAGCGCTCTGCGTCCGCTTTTAAATGGCGAATATGCTCATTGAGGTAGCCAACCGCCCAGGCGTAAGCGTGGATTTGATCCGGATAGCTGGCGACGAACGTACCCTTGGCCACGTCGAACACGCCCCACCAGATTGAGCCATGTTCGAACCGGCGGATCTCAAGCGTGTCGGTCATTGATCGTGCTCCTGGTGAAACTTCCAATCGCCGTAATCGGCGGCCGGATCGTCGTCGTTTTCGTTGTCGCGGTCCTCATCGCGGATCGCTTCGATGGCTTGAACGACGCGCGACCAAAAGCCGTCGGTCGTGCGGTTGGCGCAATGAATGGCCCAAGCGAGCGCATTGAAGAGGCCGCGGTCTTCGACCAGGGTTTCAGCGTGCTCTTGCGCCTCACGCTGCAGGCGGTCAGGATTGCTCATCGAACGATAGTCTCCGGATAAAAGCGCTGGACAAAGCCAGGCTTGTTTTCATCGCCTTCGCGATAGTTGCGTACGACGTAGAGCGGATTGAACCGATTAAGATTCCAGATAACGAGCGTGATGCCTTGCGAATTCGCTTGGCGTTGCGCGTAAAGCTTGCATTGGTCGAATGTCATGCGCGTTAGCTCCTATGAGGCTCGCCCGTCCTGAGCCTCAATTTGCCTGGCGTTGCGGCCCTCTTTCCCACTAGCGTTGGGCGATTTGGCAGCCAAGTCGTTGTTTCGATGAATACTATATGGTGGCTATCATGCGTTTATCAAGCGCGCGTCAAGCGCAATGATGGAATATTTTTCGTTAGAGCTTGGGGCTCAGGTAGGCCTTGACCCAGCGATAGGCGTCTTCGCTGGTGGCGAAGCCGCGATTGGCCCGCTCGGGATCGCCTTGCCCGATCGCTTGGTGGAGCGGGATTTCGGGCAAGTCCTGACGCGGTTTCAGATTGAACCACAGGTAGCCGCCGCGATCATGCGCTAGGTCGATGTAGAATATGGCGTGAAGCTCGATTGAGGTTTTCGGCCATTCGTGGCGGCCGACGTAGCGATTGGCGCGCGGATTGTAGCCTTGTTCGTTGACGTCGGGATTGCGCTTGCGGCGCTTCCAATCGTCGAGCGCTTGCGCCAGCCGCTCGCGAATGATCGGGGTCAGATATTTGTGGACAAAGGTTTCGTGTCCGAGCTTGGCGTATTCGGCGGCCACGCGCGGATAGCGCAATTGACCGCCTCGGACCTGGCCGGCGTCCGATAGCAGCGAAATGGTCGATTGGCTCACGCCAGCGGCCTGTGCAACCGCTGCGGGTGGGAAGCGCATGGTTGCGCCCGTGGTTGCGAGCTTATAAGGCAAAAGTGCAACGTAATATGCGCATTGTTCTTCGAACGAAAGCTTTCCGTAATCCGGAATAGCCAAACCTTCTAGCATGTCCGCGAGGGGGTTTTCCATATTTCAGAATCTTTCAAAGTGTCGAGACAAGCAATATTATACGAATAATATAAAAAGGTAACGTGTTCCGCGCGAAAAAAAACGCAAAAAAAGCTAACATGAAAATCCATGTCAGTGAAAAAAAAAAGAAAATCTCTCGCGCGGAACCCGTAGGGTAATTATATTTTATGTCGATTGTTGCTTAGCATGACTATTTGCTAAGCCTGAAGAGCGGAGAACCTCGAAACGCCGGCGCGAAGGATCGCGCCGGCTCGCCCGTTCTGTCAATCTCCCGAATGCCCGATCTTTATCGCTCGATCCAAACTGAACCGCGCCAGCCAAGTCGGACCCAAACGATTGCGCAAACCATGCAACAACGCCGGATGATCACTCGGCAACGAACGACCATAGTCGTGGTTGCCCCAAGCCTTCATAAGCTCGAGCTTCCAATGCCGCCCATTGTGCAGCTTCCAATAGCTCAGAGCCTGAAGCTCAGCGGGCGAAAGTTTCGCACTCATCGCAGCACCATCCCCGACGCGTCGCGCTTCGCCTTGCGCCCCTTGGGCGTCAACCACACCACGCAAGCCTTGGGGTCCAAATGACGCAGGTCCGACTTGTCGCCATCAATCACCGGATAACCCAAATACTCAGCCGGCATTTCGCGTGACGAAACAACGGCGACATTGCCGCCAGCGCGAAGCACGTCGGCGCATTCGGCCTCGTTTGTCTCACTTCGACTGAACGTAAGATGATAGTTCTTGGGTAGCATATGGTTGCAGAACCTAAGCATTCGTTTGTAATTCTTAGTATAGTCAACGAATTGAACAGTAGGAAACGTCTCGAATATGGTCATACCATTATATCGCACGCCTTCCCACGAAATATCCGTTGCGCCGTTTGGTCGCACGCAAAGGTCAAGGTCAAGGCGATTGGCCTTGCGAACGCAAGCTTCAATGCCTCTGACCATTTGTCGCATGAACTCTTGGCGCTCCTGCATGAACAAACGCGCCTTGCGAACGCGCGAGTTGCGCGTCGCATTGCTGCCAGTCTCGAGCTTGTCATTGCTGAGCATAGCGGCCTGGCCGCTATACCAGCCGAGACAGAGCGCTAAGCATCCAGGCGACGCATGGGGGCAAAGATTGCCAACGCCAGCGGTGCTCGCAGGAGCCATGTAGTTGATGGCGTTGAGCCAGCCAAGCGCTTGCGCTTTGATGGCTTTGGGGCTATCGACGGAGAAGAAACGATCGGATGACATAAGCATAAACCTCACTGTGTTACCAATGAGATATAAGCTTATCATGCGTCTTATCAAGTGCGTATCATGCGTTATGTTAGCATAGCAGCTATGCATTATCGTGCGACTATATGTAGTACTATCATTAGGGCAGGGGCTATTGGCAGGCGCAATTACAACACATCTGCCTTGGTTTAATCGCTATTGCGGAAATGCAGAAGGCCCCCCCTTGAGGTTTTCTGTTTTGGGGCCCCGGGCGCGGTCCCTCCCCGCCCCGCCCCGCCCAAAACTAATCCCCATGCACAATACGTTGTATGGAACCGGTTCAGTATTGTTCCTTGACGGGGGAAAACGGCTTACAACGCTGGGGTCATCAGGCCTCGATTGAGGATCCATGAGCCTTCCGGCCTATCCCTGGTCAACGCGTCCGGACGACATGCCGCTCACCGCGGACGAGGTTTGCGCTGCGCTGGTCGAGGCGGAGGGCGACATCACCGCCGCCTCGCAGCGTCTCAAGGTTGGCTCGCTGATCCTGCGAAAATTTATCGAGCGCTCCTCGCGCGCTCGGGCTGTGGTTCGGGAGATGGACATGCGGCTGGCGGACAAGGCGAGATCCAAGCTCGCCCAAGCCCTCGATGACGAGGACAACCGGCGGGTGGATTGGGCGATCCGGTATGTGCTCAACAGCAAAAACGCGCGTCCGTTGGGCTGGGCGAGCTCAGACCCCGGCGAGACGGCGCAGGCGAACGCGCTTGCTGGCCCTGTCATCAATCTCAACCTTCCGCCGGTTCAGTGGGCGGATGGGACGGTCATTGGGCCGCCGGCGATGGGACGAAACGTGATCGAACTGCATCCGAGTTCTATACCCTCGAAACCGGAAAGCCCTTCACCGCCTTCACCTGACGATAAACCGTGAACGGCGATGAGGACATCGATCTCGTCGACGCGCCGGAAGCGGTTCTTCAGCCCGCGATCATCCCCTACATTCCGCGCCCTCACTTTCGACCTCTACACGCCAGTCAAAAGCGGTGGATATTCGCGGTTGCGCATCGACGCGCGGGTAAGACGGTGGCGCTCGTCAACCAGCTTATTCGGGCGGCTCTCAGCAATCCGAGACGGCATCCGCCGCCGCGTTACGCGTATGTTGGGCCGAGTTTCGACCAGGTGAAGGATTTATGTTGGGCCTATCTCAAGTATTACGCTGGCGGCTATCCCGGGGTGCGGTTTCTCGAGGGCGAGCTCACCGTGATCTTCCCCCATGGGGCGACGATCCGGCTGTATGGCGGCGGGCAGGCTTATGAGCGGATCCGGGGCATTTACCTCGATGGCGCGGTGCTTGACGAGTATCCCCTCCTTAACGCTCGGGCCTGGACGTCCGTCGTCCGTCCAACCTTGGCTGATTATCGCGGATTCGCGGTCATTTCCGGCACCAGCAACGGCGACGACCATTTCCACGCCGTCAAGCTCAAGGCTGAAGACGATCCGGCCTGGGATGTGTTCGACATCAAGATCACCGACACCGGAGAAGACGCGCTCTCTTTCGAAGAGCAACGCGAGTTGACGCGGGATATGCCGGCGGACGAATACGCCAGAGAAATGCTCAATGCTTTCGACGCGCCGGTCGAGGGCGCGTATTACACCGAGAGCTTGAATTCACTCGCCACGCAGCATCGGATCACCAGTGTTCCGGTCAATCTCAGCGGCACGCTAATCACCGGCTGGGACATTGGGATCCATGATTTTACTTGCATTTGGGTGTTTCAGTTGGTGGGCAAGGCGATCCATTTCGTCGATTACATTGAGGATCGGGGGCACAAGGGCGAGCATTACCTGAATATTCTGGATCAAAAGGCGAAGGCTTGGGGGGTGCCGTTCAAGGCGCATATCCTGCCCCATGACGTGGAAGCCAGAGAATGGATTTCGGGCGAGAGCCGGCGTTTCGGGCTGATGGACGCGACCCCGGTGCCGATTTTGACCGCGGAACGGGTGAGCGACGCCGACGGGGTGAGCGCGGTGCGCGGAATTCTGGGGATAAGCTGGTTCGACGAAGAGCGCTGTCGGCGGGGTCTGGCGCGGCTCCGGGGGTACAAGAAATCGAAGTTTGGCACGCCGGTGCATGACGATCACAGCCATGGCGCGGACGCGCTGAAGACGGTGGCGGTGGGGTTGCCGCATGTGACGGCGCTGTCGAGCGCGCTGTCCTTTGGCCGGCGCTTAAGGAGGAAAATTCGTGGGCTCGTCTGAGAACCTCGAGGGGGTGTGGCTTGCGCTCAACGGGCTGATGGCGGGGGCGCTGTCGGATGCGGGTCCGGGGTCGCATTCGAGGGCTTGTTTAGCTCAACCCCAATCTGCTAGCGTGACGAAGATGAGCACGCATGGGATTCGGATTCGCGCCGATCGAGTGACGCTGAGCGTCAGTCCGGAACAGTTGGAATGGCTGAACGGTTTGGCGCGGCGGTACGGCGTTTCGGTCAGCGACATTCTGCGGCGGCTGATCGACGAGACGCGGGGCGCGTATTTGACGCCGTGCGACGCCCGCTCGTCACGGGAGACGGGTCATCAACGGGAAGCCGCTTAACCAAACTGGAGGACGCGCATGGGTCAGGGATTTTACGCCTACATTCAGCCGATCGACGACGCCGCGCATCCCGATCAGGGGCTTCCCGGCGGCGGGCGTCCTGGCCGTCCCGGCCGTCCCGGCGGCGGGCGTCCCGGGCGTCCCGATCAAGGCCTTCCGGGCGGCGGTCGTCCTCCGCACACCTGGCCCAAACCTCCGGGCGGCGGCTTGCCGGTCGATCCTGATTGGGGCCTTCCGGAGGGCGGGCACCTCCATCCGGACCATGGTCTGCCGATCCATCCGATCGATCCCGAGCATCCCGATCAGGGGTTGCCGGACGTTCCCGGCGTCGAGCCGCTTCCGCCCGATCCGCCTCCGGGCACCGTGTGGCCGCCGTTGCCGCCCGATGTTCCTCCGGGCCGCGCGCTGGCTTTGGTGGCGATCGAGGGCGTCGGCTATCGCTACGTGGTGATCGAGATTGGCGAGCGGCCGGTCGATCCGGACTACGGCGTCGAGGGGCCTGACGACGGCGGCGAGGCTCCGGAGCATCCAGAGGTGCAGCCGCCGCGCCCGGGTCAGCCGCCGCAGCCTGGCAATCGGCCGCCTGGCTCCGGGCCTGGCGCTCCGGTTCGTCCCGATCAGGGTTTGCCTGGCGGTCGTCCGGGCATGCC